AAAGGACTGCGTAAAGTCAGATGTGACCGTTACGGTGATATGCTGTTCACCCTTGGATCCAAAGGTAAGATCCTTTAGCCGTCCTTTCACTTGGCCACCCACTTCTCCAGATAGATGTCAAGCAGCCCCATAGCCTCAATAGAGGTAATGAACTCGCAGATAATGTCAGCAATCGACCGTGTTTCCTCCCGGGGGTAAACCTCCCTATAAAGGTCTGTGCCATCACTGACGAGGTACTGGAACTCGTGCGCTTCCGGAACGAGATAAAGATATGCCGGGTGCTGAGGACTTTCCAAATAGCTGCCAGCAAGGTCAAGGCTGCCAAAACTCTTGGACTTGTACTTGACGTCGAAGATCACACCGGCCTGCAGAGAGTCGAGGACACCGTAGAGCAGAAACGTATAGCCGTTTACTTCGATTTCTCTTTGTACCCGGATCTGCGAGGGGGCGCCTTTGATAACAGATGCAACCAGCTGGATACCGCTTTCCCATTTGGGGTGGGGCGCTCTCGGTCTGCCTTGGGCAGCGGCGTAAACCTCTGCTTCAAAAGCGTTTCCGTCAGCCATTGCATCGGTAGTGGGCGTAGGCTCCCGGTTTAGCGTTCTGATGAAATCCTCTTTTGCCTGTTCCTGTCCGTCTTCCCAACAGGAGAACATATAGCCCCAAGACGAAAGCAGGGATTGCGTCATCAGGTAACGTGCCATCACTTCGCCTCCACGGACTTAAAGGAATTGAGTTCCCGGCTCCAGATCAAGCCCAGTTCGGAAGTCTTGGCCTTGAGCATTGCGGACGCTTCTTTCTTGGAAGTCAGTGCGTGATCCAGCGTGGGGATCTTCGCAGCTGCGGCGTTGGCGGTTTCGATGTCGGTGATGCTGGCAAGGATTTCTGCAACCTGTGCCATCACCGCATCGTACTGTTCCTTGAGGGGAGCGAACACCTGGTTCTCGTCCTCGATGCTCTTCTTGGCCTTGTCGAACAGCTTGGTCAAAAAGTCGTTCTGATCGGTGGGGCCGAGCTGGGGAACGGTGTATCTGCCGGCGATACCGTGGCAGCCCTTGGCGAAGTATTCCTGTTCGGGAGTGAAGCACACCACACGGCTGTCGCCGATCATCTGGACGTAACCGCCAAAGTCGCAGGGGGTCCACACGATGTTCTTGGCTGCGCCCTCACACATAAGGCGCTGCTGGGTGTTGCCGTCCTTGTCGGTCTTTTCCTCGCTGTGGAACACGTAGATCACGTTCTTATTCAGAACGTCCTTGATGTAACTGGTGAAACGGTTGAACTCGGACTTGACGGCGCCGAAGCCTTTGAGGGAGATAGAGCCGTTCTTCTGCTTGTTGACGGCGGGATTGGAACGCATTGCCCAGTCCTGCAGGAACGTCACGAAGCTACCGCCAGTGTCGATGATGATGGTCTGACAGGCGGCGACCTCCGGGGATTCAATGTCAGACAGGACCTCTTCGTAATTGGTGCAGACGATGGTGGTCTTGCGGTGCTGCGCCTTGACGCGGGACATACCCCGGTCGAAGTCGATAATCACAGGATCGGGTGCGGACAGTGCCAGGGTGGTCTTGCCCACGCCGGGGGAGCCGTAGAGGATCATAGAGAACTTCTTGTCGGAGAAAGTCATGTCGATGGGTTGCTTAATCATTGGGTGTACTCCTTTCAGTGTTGACCGTTCTTGTGACGGTAATTTTTTCGTGACAGAACCGGTGGAAGTTTCCGCCCGGACCGGCCATTTCGGTTTTCTTGAACTGCTCCTCGGTATAGACCCAACAGCAGTTCATAATGCCCTCGATCTTGTCGGGGTGAAACACCCGGAACACAGCACACGCCGTATTCATATCGGGGGCGGTGATTTCAGTCCAGCCGCCCACAAAGGGCTGACCGTCTGTGCCATAGGTAAAATAGAATGTAGGCATTGGTTACTCCTTTTCCGGGAAGCATTCATCAGCTTCCCACGCATCAACGGATTGGATGCAGCAATTACAGCCGAGACAAGAGCCATCCGCTTCTCTGTAGATTGTTTCACATTCCTCGCCGCAGACCGGGCAATGGGGGTATTCCGGTTCTTTCCCGTCCGGGTAGCCGGTTGCCTCCATATTGCGGATCACAGGGTGGTCGGGGATTCCGGGCATGTTGCACCTCGCATTCTCTTAATCAATGCATAAAGCCAAGCCTGCACTGACGGATACTCGTCTTGCTCGACTTGGCCTTGCAACCATTCAAAGTCTTTTTCCGTCATTCGGAGAGTGACTTTCTTGCCGAGCTTACGCTTGTAGTTCTCGCCCTTGCGAACCGGCTTGCTGTCCAACTTAATGTCGTAGGCCTCGCAGATGATACGAAGCACGTCGGGGTGGGGCAAGCAGCCGTATTTGTCGTAGGACTCACATTGGCTCATAATCTGCCGGGTAAACTTCGGAAACCGGCTCTGCACCAGCTTCGACAGGTCTTTAGCCTGTACCCCCGTCAGTTCACGAACTTCACGGAGACGAAAACAGTCATTGACATTTGGAAAAAGATTTGATAGACTATTTACGTCATTAGCATTGACATCTTTTGAGGGCATCCCCGCGGCATCGGGGGTGTCCTCTTTTTCTTTGCAGTCGCACGGCTCGTTGTGATCGAGGTGTGCGCCACAATCGGGACACGTCTTGTACTTCATTGGATTCTCCTTTCTCAATAATACTTTTTGCTGACGTCGGTGCATTTGCTGTCGGGGAAGATCAACCACTTATACAGGATGAAACTGCAAGTGATGAATCCGGGAACTGCGAACACTCCCAGAACAATGACCAACGTGTCGGGTCTGAAACGCACAATAGCGTACAGTACCGCCGACAGCAGAAGCATAATGCACGCGGTCACAGCTTTTCCTTTAGCCTTACTCAATTAACTCACCTCCTCGTTTTGCGGCTTCTGCCGCTTTTTTCGCCGCAAGCCACGCTTCGTACTTTTCAGCGACTCCCGGCTGCTTCATATACTCGGCCACGGCATCCACAATCGGAGCCAAGAGGAACGGCCGAACACACTGCGGAATGGTTGCGGTGTCAATCACCACAGATTGCGACCCCACCATAACGATCACCTCCACCAACTGTGGTAGTCGCAAAACTTACGCCCCACGTAAGTTCGGGGCAAAAAAAACGCGACCGGAAGTTTCCGGAGCCATTTCCAGAGTTACAGACAGCTTTTCCATAACATCTGCAGAGGGGCGAGCCGTGCCGTCAAGGACTTTTCCGAGCGTATTTCTGCTGATATTGGCATCTTTTGCGAGGGACGAAATGGTATGATACCCCTTTTCCACCATCAGCTTTCGCAGCGCAATGGTGTCAACAACGTAGTTCTGCATTGCCAACCTCCTTTCTTGTGCGGTCAAAACTTACGCGGTATGTAAGTATATTACCACCGCTATGCCCGCTTGTCAATACGTTTTGCGAAAGTTTTTTGAAAATTTGCACAGGTTTTATTGCATTGTGCGTAAGGCTGTGATAGAATACCTATATATCAAAGAAAGAAGGTTGCGACTTATGGCAAAAATTCACGCACGTATCAAGGAGCGCAGAGAGGCTGTCGGTCTCACCCTTGCCCAGCTTGCAGAACTCACCGGTGTTAAAGAGGCTACTGCTCAACGTTGGGAAAGCGGTAATATCAAGACCATCAAGTACGAAACGGTTGAGATCCTTGCCGAAGCTCTGCATTGCACACCTCAGTACCTTATGGGTTGGGAAGATAATAAGCCCGCCACCGATGATGATGACGGGCTTTCTGCTATTTCCAAATTATTCACCGAACTGTCTCCAGATAATCGTTCCAAATTGCTTGAACTGGGTCGCCTCTTTTTAGACGCTCAACGCAAAAGCGAATAAACTCGACGAACTTTTCTCCATTTTGGGCAGACTCGGCCTGTTCCGCCATTTCATAGAACTCGCGGAACTGTTCAAATTCGTTTTTTGTCATGGTTGGCAGCTCCTTTTTGATAAGATGGCTGTCGGCAGCATAACCATTATAACAGATTGTAACTTATTTGGGTAGATTTGATATAAAATAACATCCGCATTCGGACTTTCGACCAATATCGAGCCCAAAATAAAAGGAAGGATTGCTCTATGAAAACAAAGAAACCTGCACTTGTAACTTGCCGTAAACATTGGTCAGCATACGTTGTCCCGGGCCTGTTTTTCGGTCTCCTGTTCCTTGGCGGTATCGCCGGCCTCGTCACTGACGGAGCCGAGGGTTTTATCGCTATTGCCGCAGCTGTGGTGTTGTTTGGTATCTGCTATTTGCTTATCCACGCAAACTACCTTGCGCTCCGTGAGGACGCTGTCGTAGGCAAGACCGGATTTATTAAGACCGTAAAGGTTGTGGCTCCGATCTCCAAAATACAGGACGTGTCTGTGCATAGCGGCCTTTTTGGTAAGCTGTTCGGATACAGCACAGTAACTGTGAGCACAGCCGGCACCGCTGGTACCGAGTATATCTTTACCAAGGTAGCCAATGCGGAAGAATTCCAACAAAAGTACATCGAGATTGCAAACAGATAATCTATCATTTTCGTGAAGTCACGAAAATGGCAAGAAAGAGAGGTGACACCGTTGACTACGCCCAAGCATCCGCCAAAACCGAAACGTGGTAAGAAGATTGAAGCCGAAGCCATCGGTGTCATCTATGCCCGATATAGCAGCCACTCCCAAAGGGATATAAGTATTGAACAGCAGATCGCCAAGGACCAGGAACTTGCCGCAGAATACGGAATTAAGATAGTCGCTATCTATGCTGACCGAGCCGTTTCCGGCCGGACGGATAAGCGCAAAGAGTTCCAGAAGATGATGCGCGAGCTGCCCAAGCATAAGGCAAAGTACGTCATTGCCTGGAAGTCCAACCGTATGGGCCGTAATATGCTCGAATCTATGGTAAACGAAACCCGGCTTCAGGATATGGGCGTTCGGGTGCTTTACGTGGAGGAGGACTTTGACGATACCGCCGCAGGTCGTTTCGCTGCCCGGTCGATGATGAATGTCAACCAGTTCTATTCCGATGCGATGTCCGAGGATATTCGTCGCGGCCTTATGGATAATGCAGAGAAATGTATGGTCAACGGCTCCGTTCCTTTCGGATACAGACGCGGCGCTGACGGATACTATGAAGTGGATCCGGAAAAGGCAGCTATCGTCCGGGAGATCTTCAAGCGGTTCCTTGATAGCGAATCCTTTGCAGAGATCGGGCGGGATCTCAATTCCCGTGGTATTCGTACAAAGCGTGGCAACCCGTGGAACAAAAACAGTTTCCACCGTCTGTTGAGCAACGAGACCTATATCGGCGTTTACAAATACTCCGGTATCCGCAAAGAGGGCGGCGTGCCGGCAATCATCACCAAGGAGGTGTTCGACGCAGCGCAGGAACGGCTCAGAACAAAGCCTAACCCTGTAGGCCGTCATCGTATGAATAGTGATTACCTTTTGACCGGAAAGTTGTTTTGCGGTCACTGTGGCTCCCCGATGGTGGGGATCAGCGGTACCAGCAAGACCGGAGATAAACATTACTATTACAGTTGTCAAAAGCACCGCTTGGAAAAGACGTGCGACAAGAAGAATGTCAAGCGGGACTACATAGAAGCACGTGTCCTTGAAAAGATAAGGGAATGCCTTATGGACGATCACGTTATTCAATGGCTCGTTGACGGCTATGAGGAATTTGTTATTAAGGTCCGTTCCGAATCGCTGCTTGCCACCTACGAGCAAGATCTGGAGGAAGTCAAAAAGTCCCTCAAGAACATTATGCGCGCCATTGAGCAGGGCATCTTCACAGATACCACCAAGGAACGTTTGGAGGAGCTGGAAGAGGAACGTCGTGTCCTTGAGGGTAACATAGCTGCGGAAAAAGCTATGCTCGTCGATACTCCAAAGGAGCAGGTGCAGTTCTGGCTTGAGTCCTGGCGTCAAGGTGATGTCACCGATCAGAAGACCGCCGAGCGTATGATAGACACCTTCGTTAAGGCTGTTTACCTCTACGACACGGACGGCGGCTTGCGAGGAAAGATTGTCTGCAACTACACAGGCAAGAACAGCACCTTGGAATTCAGCCTTGACGACCTCGAAGATCTGCCAGAGGCGGCATCACGGAGTGTTCGTATAAGCTCCCGTCAAGTCCACCAAAAGAGCCAATACGAACTCAATACCGTTATCTATGTATTGCGGGATGTTTTCGTATTGGTCACTGACCTATAATCAGCAGAGGCATCACGTTTTATTGCGTGGTGCCTCTGCTACGTTCGCCGGTCTTGACGGGATACTTATAACGTATTCCGTGATAATCTAACATTTTCACCACAAATTCCCGGATTTGCGGTAGATTATCACTAAAGGAGCGGCATAAGTATGATTAAGATTTATTTGTCAAGAAAGCTCGGCGAGCTGCGCTTGACGCAAGCCGACCTTGCCCGGCTCACGGGCATACGTCCCACCACCATCAATGAGATTTACCACGAGATCGCAGAGAGAATCAACATCGAACATCTTGACCTTATCTGCGAAGCCTTGGGGTGCGACCTTTCGGAGATTGTTGTTTACATACCGAATGACCCACCCAAGATAAATCACTATCGTGCTGGTGCCCAGGCTAAACGGCGCAGGGACAATAAATAGAAACAGCAGGTGTCGTGTGGCAACGGCACCTGCTTTTCTTATTCCTTATCGGGTAATATCTCGATAACGTCCTCTACCCCGCAGCCGAGGGACAAGCAGATCTGCTCGACCACTCTGAGGGATACCGGCTCGTTCTTGCTCATTTTCGCCACGGTAGCGGAACTCGTGATCTCGTACAGATCGGTTTTCTGTTTCCCGGCCTTAATGAGCGTGACCCACAGCGGATTGTAACTAATCACGTGAACACCTCCTTGACAATATAATACCGCAAAGGTTTAAGAAAGTCAAGAAAATATTTAGAAAGTTAAAGAAATAGTATTGACTTTCACTATCATATGTGTTAATATATCTTTAGAAACTTAAAGATTAAGTTTACAAACATAAAGGAGGAAAGCGCAATGACCAACAAAGAGGCTTACATTTCCGATCTGGACGAACTGGAAGCGGCAATCGAAAAGCTGCTCCACGCCGTACCGGTTGGAAAGACAAAGCGGGAACTGGCCGTCAGAGAGGCAGCGGAGAATGTCGCAGGCGCTGCCAGAGCAACGATAGCCTGTATGAGAAACGACTACATTCCGGTAGAGTTCGATTAACCCAATTTGCCTGTCCTACCGGGCCTACGGGGAGAAAGGAGAACCGAATGGCAAAGTTTGAAGAACTGGTAAAAATGACCGATGGCAAAACCCTCCCTCTTATTGGCAAGAACGAGGATAACGAAGTGGTCATCATTGAAGCCGGCGCCAACGAGGACGAGCGTTTCTTCCGAGTGACAACCGTCCAGCACAACGATTGGTGCAGGATCAATACCTACTGGGAATCTGGCACCATCGAAGAAACCTACAAGAAGTAATTGAACCGCCCCGCCCGGTGGCATCGTAACCGGGCAGAAAGGAAATGTTATGAATAGAGTTCGCAGAAAGTCTTTGCAGGATATTATGGAGCAGCTTGAATCCTTAAAGGACGAGCTGGAGGGTCTGTTGGAGGAAGAGGAAGAATACCGTGACAATATCCCGGAGAACCTCCAAGGATCCGAGCGTTACGAAAAGGCGGAGGATGCCTGTAGCAACCTCGAAGATGCCGTAAGCACTTTGGAAGATGTCATCAGCAGCATTGAAGCCGCTACTGAGTAACAGGAACCGAGGATATCACCATTCAGATTTAACCATCACCCGCCCCGGAGGTTACGAGGGCAGAAAGGAATTTGTTATGTTGAGAATGCCAAGCAGATGGGTTTACGTATGGTACGAAGGCGGCAAGATGGAGAACGTCGCAAACACCGACACTTTAACAGCAGACGAAGCCAAAGAGTTCAAAGACTATTGGGAAAAAGCAAGAGGAAAAAGGGTTGTTCGAGTGGACCTCCAGGACAACCGTGGCAACCTCCTTAAGTCCTACACTTACTGAGCCAGCGCACCGAGCCGGGGCGGTTTCTCCCCGGCAGAAAGGAAATGCCTATGGGTACTTATAGGGAATATATCGAACGCTTGAAAAGGGCGTGGATTGGAAAAGTAGTCCTGTTCGAAAACGAAGAACACACCGTAGTCGATGTTGACTATAATGGGTCTTTGCTAATCGACAAGAAAGCGAGGTTTACAGATACAACAGCTGTTGGGATTGAAATGGTTACACCTTTGTGAACAGCTAACTACCGAGCCAGTGCGCAGACCACTGGCAGAAAGGACAGAACAATATGAGCAGAGATTGGACACCCGACGAGCTGCAGAAAGCCAGCGAGATTATGAAAGCCAACGGGCATATGGGCTATGAGGAATTTTGCGAACACCTCGACGAACAGGAAGCACATGCCGCACTTGAGAGATTCGGCAAAGTGCAGACGCCTTTCATCACTTGCCCCCGGTGCGGTAAGCCGAATATGAAAGACCCCCTCCACACAAATGCCCTCAGCCGGTTCGTAAACGTGTACGTGTGTGATATGTGCGGTATGGCAGAGGCCCTTTTAGCTTCCCTCGGCACACCCCCTCGGCTCCGGAACTGGGCAATTATTGAAACGGTCAAGGAGTTATCCAGTGAGGATTAGCCACACGTGCCACCACGAGCCATTTGCGGCGGTTATAACCGGCGCTTGAGCCGTCACCCGAGTTAACACCTATCCCCGGGAAAATCCCCCGGAAAACGAAAAAAGAGCCCCTCCCGGACGTTCAATCCGAGAGGGGCTTTCCTTAGTTCTTCAGACGGTTAATGAGGGCTTCGCCTGCGCCTTTGATAAGGGCGGTAATATCCACGCCGGCAGAGGTCAGTACGTTCTTTGCAGAGTTGGACATCTTATCCAATGCTTTCTGCAACAGCAGCGCACCCAGTTCCTCAATTTCGCTCTGCGTCAGTTTGCCGTCCGCACTGGCGGCTTTCATAGCTTCCACCGTGGTCTGCTGCAGTTCCAGCACAGTGGTCTGGGCAGCCTTGGTGGCTTCATCGGTGGCGGCGGCGATGTTGGCCAGCTCGTGCTTCTTGGCGATCGTGGCGGTCAGCCAAGTGCCGAGGACACCGATAAGGGTGATAAGCAGCGTGGCGACGATCTGCACCACGGTTTCGATGATGACGTTTTCCATTGTTGTTCCTCCTTACGCTTTGGTGAAAGTATTTTCATCTACCCAGCCATAGACGGTTGCGCCACCGCCGCTGACACGGATAAGGTGATACGGATGCTTGCTCTTGCCGAGCTGATGGATGGCGGTGATCTTCGCCTTGCCGCCCTTGCACTTGGAGCCGTTGGTGGCGTTGGCGCTGACGTAATGGACGTTGCCGTTATAGGTAACGGTGTCACCCACAGCAGGCACCCACTTTTCCGGGGCCTTGCTGACCACTGCCAGATCCTTGATGTTGACCGGGGACATAATGGCGTGCTTGCCGTCCTCGCTCTTATTGATGACCACACGATCACCGGACAGAGAGTGAACGACCCAGTTCTTTGCCTTGACCCACGCAGGAATGTTCTGACCACCGTAATACTTGGTTCCGGTGATCTTCACCACAGAGCCGATGTCGATCTCGTTCTCA